TGTGGCCTGGACAAGATGGAGATCAAGTTGGAAAGCAACGTAAAGCAGCAAGTAAGCGTTGACGTTGTGGCCAGTGTAGAGACCAGTTTCGGGCTTGCTCCGGGGGCCTTGGAGAAGATAGGCAGAGATGCCGCGCTCCTACTGTCCGCGCCTCCAGTGGTTGAGGCTGAAGTAGCAGACGCGGAATCAATAATAGAGAGTACAAGTGACGATGCGTGAACAGGTGTTTGACGGGTTTGGCGACCCCTATGCGGACAACATAGATCAGCCAATAGGTAAGGAGGAGAGAGTGGAAGATCGACACATGACGGCTTGGCGAGTTCCTAAGGGGGAACCTCGTCTGAGAGCTAGAAGGCGGGCTAGAGACAATGAGAAAGCGCAGAAAGCGGCTACCGTGGCGGCTTATCCTTGCGGTGATAGTGGTATTGGCGATTCTGGTCCTTCAGATGGTCGTAACGCAGAGGCTTGCGAGTTACTGAAGGCCCTACTAATGGAGAGAGGGCTGTCCAAGGAAGAAGCAGACGAGGCAGTCAAAGATCCTTCGGTAGAATCATGAAGATAGACCTAAAAGCACAGGCAGGAACGATACTGACCGTTATCGGGTTTGTGTGTACTCTGGTAGGCTTCTACTACACGACACAACACAGATTGGATGCCCTAGAAGCGGATGTTATCGAGCTACGAGAAGAACTAGCCAAGACGAAGAAAGCGGCAAGGCGGGCCAACAAGCGGGGGAAGTAGTGCTTGACTCTATGCAGATCGATTGTGTGTTCGCTTCTTATTCGACACCTGAGGACATCGATATCAGGATAAACCCGGATATGTTCCGTAGTAGCCTGTCGAGTGGTTCCACTAGGCCTGTAGACACGCTACATAGGCGGGCTAAGAGGTGGGCACAGAACAACAAGTTTGTTCGAGGCGAGAACGAGATAGAGATGTTCAAGACGCTAGAGGCTATGGGCATTCTGTTGGACCTTCCTCCGATGTTCTTCAATAGGGCTGTCGAGATACAAGAACACCTGATAGAGCACTACGAACACGAAGAAGAGGAGGACTGGGAAGATGAGTGATGCAACGGTATTCATAGCGGTATTAGTGGTCTTGGTGTGCCTACTGGCACCTTCGTGCTTTGAGAAGCGACGATGAGCACAGCGACGATTGCCAAGCTGCTAGAGACCCCGGAAGGAAGGCGTGCCCTATCGGTCAAGTCTCCGGTCTTCTTCGATTCGTATTATTGCGCTATGCGTCACGCTCCACATAGGGAGAACTGGCTTGAGAGGTTCGAGAAGGCGCGGCTGGATGCCAAGGACAACAACCAGGAAGGCCACCTGTTGATCCTTGCCCCTCGTGACCATGGCAAGACTGAGGCGTGTATCTCCTACGCTCTACGGGCTATCTGCTTGGATAGGAATACGCGGATTCTGTGGATCTGTGAGAGTGCAGGGCAGGCAGAGAAGAGAATGCGACGTGTCAAGACGTTGCTAGACTCCCCAAGGGTTCGAGAGGATTGGTGTACAGCACCAGAACAGGGATTCGGGCCATTCAGGGTCACAGACGAAGACAAGTGGACATCTATGCAGGTTTACGTCAATCGTCCGCTACAGTCGGTTGACCCGACGCTTGAGGCGGTTGGTAGTGGTGGGGCCGTAACGGGTGGACACTTCGACGTTATCCTAGCGGACGACGTAGAGGACGATAGAACGACTTTCTCCGCTAACCAAAGGGCAAAGACCAGGGATTGGTTCAGAGGCACGCTAGGGCCTATGCTCGTGCGTAATGGCGTACAGATCGTGGTGGGAACGCGCAAGCACCAAGATGATCTCTATTCTCACCTATTAGAAGACCCGACGTTCGATGTGATGGAAGACAAAGCGGTCAAGCAGTGGCCTGAGAGCTACGGCTACAAGTACGAGGAAGACGACAAAGGACGCAAGCGCGTTACAGGCGTTCGCATAGAAGGCGATCATGAAGTCCTATGGGAGGCAGAGAGGCCTTTGGATTATCTACTACGCAAGAGGCTGACAGTGGGACAAAGGCTGTTCAGTCGAGAGTTCCAGAACGAGGTACAAGACGATTCGTCCGCTGCTATCAAGTGGTCATGGCTCGAAGCGGCTAAGAACGTGGGTGCTAGGCTTAGTCTATGGGAACATCCAGGCGTAGAAGGCTTGGACGTTGTACAGGGCTGGGACTTGGCACTTGTGACCGATGCACGAAGTGCCGAAACACGAGATACGGACTATACAGTCGGTGTCACATGGGCTAGAGACGATCACGGTAATCGCTACCTGCTAGGGATAAGACGGATACGCGGAACAACACCGGCACAGCTACGAGGCCACGTTGTAGCGGAATATGACCGATTCGATGCGTTAGGACTAAGACCAAGGACAGTAGCAGTGGAGAAGAACAACTTCGGTGAACTCCACTTCTTGGGACTACAACGAACCACTGACCTACCGCTCAAGCCGCACCTTACGACGGGCAAGAACAAGGCAGATCCATGGGATGGCGTGCCAAGCCTTTCGGCACTATTCGAGAATGGCAAGGTGGTGCTACCGTGTCGAGACCAGGACAGCAAAGAGGCGATAGAGCCACTTGTACAAGAACTATGGGGATTGGGCAGGGAAAGGCACGACGATACGGTTATGGCTCTGTGGATAGCTGAGACATGGCTACGAAAGTCATCGTTCGTGCATCGTGTCAGTTTCGGAGATGGGCCAGACATGGCGGCTGAAGCAGACGAACGTCTATCCCCTGCTGACTTGCTTGACGAAGAAACAGAAAGTTCGGCAAACCGTCCAAAAGAACGCCAAGGAGGAGGAGCCCCAGAAGCATGGGCAGGACTTCCTTGGTTCAACGAATGAGTCACCTCTCTCGTCAACACTCTGGACTCCCCAGAGAGAGGTAAACAAAGGTCTAGCCTACCTTCGGTCCCGACTCCCGAGAACAGGCTTTCTTACACAAGATGCGGTGTTGGTGCTTGCTGTTTTTTCTTGACTATGTAACGCTGCGCCTTGCCGGAAACACTGGAGGCCTCATATGTCCGACAACAACGAAACACCTGTAACAGAAGAGGGACAGGGTACGCCTGTGTCTTCCGGCGTGTTCGAGCCTATAAAGGCTATGTCTGCTCTGGAGCGCGTACAGCTTCACTCGTCTGGCAGAGCGTACTTCCGGGATATCTACCCGTTGAAGTGTACCGGGGACTGGCCACCTTCTAAGGCTAAGAAGGTGGTAGAGATGCAAGGTGGTGAGTGTGTCCGATATCACGGGCAACTATACGCCGTGATGAATACAGCAATAGTGGAAGCAGATATTGCAGCCCTTATCGAGGAGAGAACAGATGCCGTTTCATAATGAAGAAGAAAAGACAGAAGAGAAGAAGTGCAAATGTCCTGAGGGCAAGTGCCGTTGTGAATACGGAAAGAAGAAAGCCGACAAAGCCGACGACGCTTATAAGGGCGGTTTCTTCACGAACCTGTTGAAGGGCGGGGAAGGCCAAGCACGCGGTGGTAAGTACAAGAGCCGGAAGCGTGTTGCCAGTAAAGGCAAATGGCACTGGCAGTACAAGTACGATGAGCCCAAGAAGAAAGGGCGCGGTAGCCGGTTGAAGGAGCTACTGGCTGCTTTGATGAGTGCCGACTCTGTTCCTATGAATGCCATGACATCGATGATCAACAAGATGTCGCTTGGCGAACTCCTCAAGATGCGGGGCACGTTGACTAAGCGTGTGAAACAGCTAGGACAGGACAAAGACAAGACAAAGGGCGGTGGAGCAGAATCCGACGAGAAGAAAGAGCCCAAAGAGAAGAAGAAGACCGAGGAGCCTAAGGAGCCGAAAGAAAAGCGAATGAGCATGGCCTCGCTCCTCAAGATGGTCAATGCACGTATCGCGCAGTTGCAAGGCGAAGAGAAGGGGGCCACAGCCAAGACGGACGAGAAGTTCAAAGAGGCGATGGCGGCGAAGAAGAAAGAAGGCGAGTCCGAAGACAACTTCGAGACCATGGAAGAGGGCGAGAAAAAGAAAGAAGCCAAGCCGAGAGGTGCATCCGATCTGATTGAGAGCTTGGCCGAAATAAACAAGATGAAAGGCCCTCTCACTGTTACGGACTTGGGAGAAGAAAACATCTACTTCACGGACGGTGATGGTAATCCATATTACATGAAAGACATCACTCCCAGTTACCCGGACGGAGATAAGATCCTTGCGAAGCTGGGTGTGCGTAGCACAAAGAGTGGTTACGAGCTAACAGGGAAGGAAGAAGGCGTAGACGCGGCTTTGTTAGCCGGTCACCATTCGGGAGATCCTGAAGCTACACAGAAGCTGCAAGCAAGAGCGACAGAGCTTTTGCCGGGTATCCGTATGGGGGACGCGGTTACCGTTGTAGCGACAGCTTCTGAGAACAACGGCAAACTACCGAAAGAGTTCGTAGAGCAGATGATCCGAGAAAATCGGGTCGCAGGAAAGAAAGAAACCAAGCCCAAAGGTGTCAACGTATCTATGGGAAGCCTCTCTGAGGCCCGCAAGCAGCGGAATATCATTGCCAAGAATACAGGCAAGGAAGCCCCTTTCCGAGCACCTCACTACTCTGTTAGCACCAAGCCTCTTTTGAAGGAAGCCGATATGGCGTCTGGAGGTGTCCTGTACTTGGACGAACTTCAGTCATACGCAGCACCTGCGATCAAGGCCTTGAAAGAGAAGCTAGATGGAATGGACAATCCTCCGTCTATCTTTGTGTCCGAGTCTCCCGCTATGTCCAACCCCGAAGCGGCTAACAGACACAAGAAGTACCGTCAGGTACTAGCAGGCACAGGCCCTGGAACGCCGGGAGTTCGA